GCTCCGCAGACAGCTTGCCATCGGCCTCGAGGCCGGGGAGGCACGCGCCGAGGCTCATGCGGTAAGGGTCACCGATACGACGCCCGAATGGCCGATCGCCTTGGCCCAGACATTTGCCGCCGATCCGGCCGCCACTTCACCGGCGCGCAGGATCCGGCCGGTCTTGTCGGTGGGTATCGACGCGCCGCCCCACACGATCGCCACCGCGCCATTGCCCGCCGCCTGGATCTCGGCCGCAGTCGAAACCAGTCCGGCGTGAACCACCGTCAGGTCTATCCAGGTGCCGGTCAGCTCGACATCGGCCAAAGTTGCATGTGCCATTGGTCAGTTCCTCACTTCAAACATTTGCGGATCTCCTCGAGGCCGGCGCGCTCGGCATCGAGCTCGGCGCGGATCTCGGCCGCGCTACGCGCGCCCCTGCCATCGCCGAGATCGAACAGGTCGCCAGTCGTGTCTTGGGTGTCGAACAGGCCGCCATCTTCGCCCGCGGCCCTTTGCGGGGCGGTGCCTTTCTGGCGGCCTTCGGTTTTCAGCTCGAGCGCGCGGCGCGCCTGGTCGGCCGTCGGCGCGGCGAAATCATCCTGCGCACGGATATCGTGCCAGGTGCTCTCCGCTGCGCGCGCAGCGCCTTCGCCCGCGGGCGTGTCGAACAGCGCGCCGGCTTCGTCGTCGAACAGGGGAGCAGTGGTGTCACCCGCTGCGCGGGCTTCGTCGCTTTCGCGGGGGCTTAGTTCTTCGCTGTCGAGGCGAGCCGCGATTTCAGGCTCGCCAGCGCGTCCGCTTCCGCCAGCCCCATCGCCATACCGGCCAGCTGATCCAGCCTCTCGGGCGACACTTTGGAGGTCGAGCTTGCTGACTGCGGCGACGAAATCCTTGAGGACGCGGGCGAGCGGTTCACCGTCTGCGAGGCGTCTGGCTGCCTGGTCGAGGAGTTCATTGACCGCATTCCCTTTCCTTAGCGCCAAAGCATCGACCAGCGCAAGCGCCTGCGCATTGGCGTCGGCCGCCGCCGTGCTGCCGGCGACGTCGATCCGGTTGCCACCCGCCTCGAGCGTCTCGGCATTGCGCACCGCCACGCCGAAAGCGCCCTTCATCTTGCGCAGCTCGCGCAGCGCCCGGTCGAGGACCTTGGCCCGCTGCGCGAACAGCCCGGGAACCAGCTCCTCGCTGCCAAACAGGCTATCCTGCGTCTCCCTGGCAAAGCCCGCCTCTTTCGCCTGACGCACGATCGCCTCGGCCTGCAGGCGGTTGGGCGGGTCGGTTTCCGCCAGGATCCGTACCATTGCCATGTGCAGCGCGGGATCTTCCACCAGCGCCCCCACCGCGGCGCCGTAATTCTCGGGGATCACTTCATTGACGATCGCGCCGAATGCTTCGGGCTCGAGCCGCGCCAGCGCCTTGCCGTCGCGCACCAGCGCCGATCGCGGGGGCAGCCGGCGGATCGCAGCCTCGCTGTCGATCCCGACGTCACGAAACACCTTGGCCGCATCGGTCGCGGTACCAGTGCCTTCACCGATGTTCTTGAGCGCGGTCAGGATCCGCGCATCCACCGCGCTAAAGCCGTCCTCCTCGCGCAGGACAAAGGCGTTGAGGCGGATCTCCTCACCGCGCGCGGCCGAGATCCGGCGCGCCAGGCCGAGCCGCTGGTGACCATCAGCGATCAGCCGGCGGCCGTCTGCGCTCTCCCACACGGTTACCATGCCCGCCGCGATCGGATCCCACTCCTCGATCCCCTGCAGCCGCTCGGTAACGCCGAACTGGTCGCCGCCGCTCTTGAATTGCATGAGCTCGGCATCGACGCCGATATCATCGGCCGGGAAAGCGGCCGTTTCGATCATCCTCCCATCCACCGCCACACTCGGCCGTTCGGCATCGAGCGCGTCAGGACGCAGCAACGGGCCCTCATCCGCGATCGCCACCGGGTTGCCGCGTGGGCCACCGGTCGAACCACCAACCTTGCCGCGCACCGTGTCGATCGCCTCGCCGACCGTCTTGCCGCCGCCCAGGTAGCCGGGGTTCTGGCGGATCGCTTCGGTGCTGAAATAGTCCGAAACCGGTGCTTCGCGCGGCGCGCGCAGCAGCTCGGCAGCTTTCCCCGCACCAGCGAAGTGCGCCAAGTAAAGGTTGCCCGCATCGGCAGTGAAGCCCGCACGCTCGATCGCCGCGGCGTTTTCGGACAACAGCCGGTCCATCAGGCGTTCCTGCAGCGCGCCGTCGAAACGGCGGGTCGCCCAGGCACGCGCCGCGGCGCGATCGCCGCCACCGTACTCTTTGGCGTAAAGGCGTTTGAACGTGCTTTCGATGAACTGGTAACGGCCGCTGGCGCTCGACCCCAGGCCATTGACAGCGGCGTCATTGCCGCCACTTTCCGGCCCGCGGATCAGCGCCTTGACCTCGCCGAAATCGGCGCGCGTTCCGGTCGGCGCAGGCGCCGGATCCGCACTCGCCGAAATCCCCGCCGCCGGGCGCACCGCCTCGACCAGCTCGACCTCGGCCGCGATCCGCCCTTCCTCGAGCGCGGCCATCGCCTCCTCGAGCTTGCCGGCATGCGCCTCGAACCCCTCGTATGTCCGCGCATAAGGGCTCGCCTCGTCGATGTCGGCCGAACGGGTCAGCGCCACCAGCGCCGCCTCATGTTCGGGCGTGCGGACGTTCTCGGGCACCAGCTGCGCAAAGGCGCGCGCCAGGTCGCGATCCGAAAGCCGCGCGTCGATCGCCTCGCGCAGCGGTGCAGCGGCATTGTAGGCCGCATCATCCAGCGCCCTTACGCCGGCGCCCGCGACCGGCAATGCGCCGCCGAACGTGCCGGCCGCGCCAACGCGCAGCACGATATCCCACAGGCCGGTTTCCTTGCCCAGCGCCTTGCGCGCGTCGATCGCGCCGGGGATTTGCGCGGCCTCGATCAGCGCATTGCTGGTGGCGCCGATCAACGCCTTGCGGGTCAGCGAGGCCGCGGCACCACCCGGCACGGCGACCCCGGCGATATTGGCCGGATCCAGCACCATCGTCGGCGCGGCGCCGGCAAACTGCGCCGCCACCGACAAGGCGCCGGTGCCGCGCGCCATCAATGCGTCGTCTGTCTGGCTGCGCCCCTGGCGGGTCAGAAAATCCCGCTCGAACTGTTCGCGCGTCTCGGGCAAGCCTTCAATTCCCGCGCGCTTGGCTGCCGCCCACACCTTCGCCGGATCCCAAACCGTAGCCGCCGCGAACGGGTTCACCTGATCCAGCAGCTGCGCGCCGAGGTCGGGCGCGAAATCGCGCTTGCGCGCCCCGCGTTCGGTCAACGCCTCGACCAGCTCGCCATAAGCCATATCGCTGCGATACGCCTGTACGTGCTCCTCTTCGTCGGCCGCACTGCGCATGCTCGCCCCGGCCTGCTCGAGCAGCGTCGGCGCCTTGCGCGTATCGCCTGCCGGCAAGGCGCTGCGATCGGCTGCCAGTGGATCGAAATCGAGAACCGGGCCCGCCATCAGCGCTGCCCCCAGCTGGCCCGCCAGGGCTTGCCGGCCCGATCGCGCAGAACGCGGCCGCCATTGGTACGGAATTCATACACCCCGCCGCCCACGGCGACCGGCGTAGCGCGCGCGATATTGGCTGCAGACCCATCGGGATTGACGGGGCCACCCTTCGCTGCCTGCGCCCGCATGGCAGCGCCGAACTCGCGAGCGGTTGCCCCATCGGGTAGCAGGAACCAGGTCCCCTGCCACAGGCCGAAACCGCCGCGCTGGTTCGCACCGGTCCCGCGCGCGCCCATCGCCTGGTTCAACGAAATCCGCCACAGCTCGGCCGAAAACCCGCCGCCGTGCTTGTCCACCATACCGGCCGCCAGCTGGCGCGCCGTGTCGTAGATCGCCTTACGCTGGTCGGGCGGCACGGCCTGCAGCGCGCGATCGAACTGGCGGCTATGGGCGGTCACCGCCTCGCTCAGCTCGATATCCTCGCGCATCGGTTCGGACAGCAGCTTGCGATCGGCCTTCAACGCCTCGCGGCCGCGCCGCGCCTGGTTGCGATAGATATCCGGCAGGGTCACCACCACCGCCAGCGTATCGTCGGACGGATCCACCATCCGCGCGGCACGCATCGCCTGGTCCGCCGGCAAACTTGCCAGCAGGCCCATGACAGCCTCCTCGCCCTGGCGGCCCTCGCCATAAGTCTTGGCCCAACTCGCTGCCTCGGTCCTGGTCAGGACTTCCGCCACACCATGCCGGCGCGCCCAGCGGCTCCGCGCGGCGACAGTCGCTGGATCTGTCATATCCAGCGGCGGCGGCGCGCTCTCACCGCCTTCGCGTGCGTAAAAGCCCACCGGATCGTCGGTAAAGCGCGTGGTGATGCCGGGCAGCTTGTCGCGGATCCACTTGGCCTCGCGCTGCTCGGCATCGCTAGGCTTGCCCTTCGCCTCGATCGCGGCAAGGCGCTGTTCGAGCTGCGCCGGCGGCGCCCCTTCATAGGCGCGCGCAAAGCTGGCATTGGCTTCGACCCCGGCCAGCTGCTCGAGCTCCTTTTCCATGCCTAGCGCTTCCAGCTTCGGCCGCAGCGCGGCGGCCTCGGCGCCGACGTCGATGCCATCCGCCTCGCGCGTGTTGAGGATCGCCAGCTCCTCGCGCACCTCGCGTTCGGCAGCCGCAACCTCGCGTTCGGCCGCAGCCTCGGCGCGGCGCACCTCAACCGCGCTGGCATTCTTGAGCGCCTCGACCTGCGCAGGCTTCAGCACTTCGTCGAAAGCGCCGCTTTCGATCAGCGCCATCGCGCCCACCGGATCCTCATCCATCCGCCCCTGCAGGAAGGACACGGCAAAGGTCTGCTCGGTTTCCTGCCACAGCTTGCCGCGGATCTCGTCGGAAATACGCATCCCGTCGAGCGCCTCGCGCTGGATCTTCAACTCCGCAGCATAGTCGCCGGCATTGTCCATGCGCCGCACGCGGTTCGCACCGGCATCGCGCTGGTCGCGGAAATTCTCGGTTGCGATCTCCGCGCTGCGCACGGTCTGCCAATCCGCCTCGCCGGTGCGAAACTGGGCGCCCCAGTCTCTGGTCGTCGCCTGCGCGCGCCCCTTGAGATCGTCGAACGTCAACCCCGACAGCAACCGCTCCTGCGCCTGCTCCCAATGCGCCGCCATGCGCGTCGAATGTTCGGGGTCGTCTTTCTGCCGCGCCTCACGCGCAGCCGCAGCCGCGGCTTCGCGCTCCTTCGCGAACTGCACCTGGAACTCGGCCCACTCTGCGTTTTCCCGCTGCCGCCGATCGACCAAGTACTCGCCCTTCTTGGCGCGATAAACCGTGTCCGCCAGGCGGCCGACACCATCTGCAACGCCGGCGCCGTAATCCTCCGCGGTAACCCGCGGCAGTGGCTGGCCCGCCCGCGGCCCGACCTGGCTGCGATAGCCCTCGGCCATCAGCCGCTGTCCCCGCTACGCGCCTGCGCCCAGTCCGATTTCATTCCGATGAAGCTCGAACCGGCACCCAGTACGCCCTCGAGCAGCGCGAACTTGCCGCGGCGCCGCTCGGATTTTGCTTCGCTTTCCAGCGCCTGCGCATCGAACTCGCCCTGGCGGCGCAGCTCCATGACGTCGAGTGCTTCCTCGATCTGGCTTTCGCGCAGGAGATCCAGTGCGGTGCCGCCTGCGCTGGCCCCCATCAGTCCGCCGCCCGCCAGCCCGGCCAGCAGCTCGCCATGTTTGCGCCGCGCATCGGTGCGCACGCGCGCTCCCTGTGAGGCGGCCGCGCGCCGCTTCTCGCGTGCCGCACTGTCAAGCCGCTTGCCGTTCTCATTGCCGGCAACCACGCCGCCGACACCCTTGAGCAAGCTCGCCCCGGCCGCGATGAACGGAAGCGCCTGCATCAGAATTCCTCCTCGCCCAGCGGCGGAAACCGCTCGAACAGCATGTAAGTCTCGCTCGCCGCGCCGAACCGGCGCAGCACATGCGCCGGCGTAAAGCCCAACAGCTTCGCCCAGCGGCATTCCGGTGTGGCGTACTTCATGGCCAGCGCGGCCAGCTCGTCGCGCGAGGCCGGCCGGCACAGCTCCTCACCAAGCACCGCACGATCCTCGACACGATCGTTTGCCCGCGCCAGCAGCTCGATACGGATCAGGCCGCACTCGCGCACCTCGCGCTGCATGAACCGCGTTAGCTCCAAGTGCAGCACGCCGATCTCGCTCGACAGCAGCGCCCAGGCCAACCCTTGAACGTTGGGAAAGATCTCGCTGATCCCGAAACAGGCGACGATCCGCCCGGCGTGCCAGGCCGTCCAGGCGCAGGGCTGGTCGGCGAGGATCTCGGCCGCCTCCTCGCTGATATCGCCTTTCTGGCCCAACCACAGCAACTGGCTTTCCTGCCGTTCGATCTCGAACAGGTCGCTTGCCTCGAGGCGCTGGAATGCGAGCCCGCTATTCATCGTCCCAGCTCACATCGAGATTGAGCACCGCCATGGTGATACGCGCCGGCAGCGGATCGTCGTGGATCCAGCTCACGCGACCACTTTCGTCGAAATCGGCCTCGACCAGGCCACCGGCAAACTCGCTGTTCAGCGGGATTTGCTTGTCCATCAGCTGCTCGCCCTGGCGCAGCACCACTTCCTCGGGCACTGCCTGGCCTGGTGCCGCCACTTTCAGGCCCAGCGCCTCGAGCAGTTTCGACACCACCTTGAGCGCGCGCTGGCGCAAGCCAAGCGAACTCGCGCCCTCGCGCTGCACATTGGGCCGCTGCGACGTCGCGGTGGCGGTATAGGGCAGGCCCACCGTTACCCAGTAGTCATCTTCCGGCACCTGGTCGGCCGGCAGGTCCAGGCTGCCGTCGCCTGCGACTGTCAGGCCATGCACAACAACGCCGTCGACCAGTGCAACCACTTCCTGCCCGGCGAGGTGATTGAAACCGGTAAAATGCCCGTCGCCGCCGCTCGCCATGAAACGCGCGCCGCCATCCACGTAATAATCGAGCAGCGGCATCGCCCCCAGCTCGCGCCACTCGGCTTGTTGCCAGATCTCGCGCACGGTCGCGCCAGCCCCGTTCTCACGCTCGACCAGCAACCACAGATCGTCGCGCGCGCTGGTTTGGCCCATGATGCAAACGGCCGAAAGCACACGCGCACCGCCACCAAGGCGGAACCGGCTATGCCCCTTGATCTTGTCGCGGCTTTTCGGGTGGCACACCAGCTGCCCGTCGCCGCGCACTGCGAATTCCATCGCATAGGGGCTGCGCTGATAGGCCAGCTGCACAACGCCGCCCTCGGTGATATGGCGCGCCAGCGCCGTCTGGTCGGGCGCGTCGTACCGATCGCGGCCGAAATCGTAATCGCCGCTGCGCAGCCGGCGCCCGCCGCGCTCCACGAAAATCGTTTCGGTCGCGATTTTTACCGGAAAGATCCGCTCGCTCCCGTAGAAGCTCTGCGGTTCGGCCTCGATGTTCTCCCCCGAGAAGGGCGCGCCAGAATTGGCCGGCCCGATCGCCAGCTCCTGCGATGCCGTTCCGGCCAGCAAACGCCGATCGGGGGAAAGCCACAGCGGCGGATCGGGAAATGACAACGTGCGCCGAAAGCCGAGATCGGCTGCCAGGATCCCGCTGCTCGAAAACGTCGCGTAATTCACACGGCCGCCACCGTAATCGTCGACCACGCTGCCGATGATATCGAGGCCCTTGACGTCGATCCGCCGCCCCTTGAACAACGCCACCAGCTCGGGCCAGCCCTCCGCGTTGCTGAACGCACCCAGCGCCCATTTGTAGGTCCCGCCGGTCACCGCGTCGGGCAATCTGCGTAACACGGTAGCGCTAGCGCTGGTGGCGCTGGCGACAGTATCGATCCGCGCCACGCCGAACCGATCGTGCAGATAGGTCCAGCGCACCCCGTAAGGACCCTTATCGTTCAGTTCGTCGCGCTGGGTGGAACCGTCGTAATAGGTGCCCTCGGTATGCGTCGGCTGCACCGATCCGGTAATGCCTGCGCTGGCCGCCTGGTAAACCTTGCCATCGCTGCGGATCTTGTCGCCGATGGTCACGCCCTTCATCTGCGCTTCCCACACCGGGATCGCCGCGAAGTCTCGCGCCTCGAGACGGATCAAGGATCCTTCGTGGCCACTCTCGAACGGCGTGTGCCCGGTTGCCGTCAGCGTGATGGAACCGGTAACGCCGGTCGCTGAAATCAGGTCGCCCTCGTCGCTGTTGGTATCGAGAAACGGCCCGTTCTCGAGCGTCAGCTCGGCAAAGGAGAAACTCGTCGCGCTGGTCCGCAACAGGCTTGCCGGCGGATAGCTCGCGTGGTTGAGATAAAGGCGGTTGTAGCTCTGCTGGTGGCAGACATATCGCGCCTCGGCGGCGCTATAGGGCACGGTCACTTCGTAGGCCGCGCCGGGGCTGCTCTCGACCCGGCCCTGCCAGGTGTGGAAGCGCAGTGCCTGGTCGCTCCACTCGAGCACATATTCGTCCTCGATCGACCGGCGAAAGGCAGTCAGCCATTGCGCACTCTCGGCCGCCGGGCAGACATAGAAAAAGCCTTGCCGCTTCACCAGCGGCCCCTCGGTCAGCGCGACCCAGTTCTCGCATTCGGTCAGCGAATAGGCATAGTGCTCGGTATCGATCCGCCCCTCGAGGTGCGGATCGGTTTCGCCGGCGAAGAACGCCGCGAGGAAATGGCGGACACCACTAGCCCCCGCCATCGATCCATCCCCCAAAAGTGCCCGTATGGCCCCCGTTCAGCCGTGCCAGCACCCAATCGCTTTCTTCCTGCCCGATCGGCGGGTTCTCGAGCGCGTCGGATCCCTGCGCCGCGGACAGCGCATCGCGATAGGCGCGATAGGTCCGGTCCTTGTCGAACGCGCTCCCGGCAATCCGGCGGCCGATCACCAGCGCGATTTTGAGCGCGAACGCTTCGGCAAAACCGGGATCGAATTCGGCCGGTTCGGTTACATCACGCAGATAACGGATCTCGAGCGATCCGGTGGCATCCGCCAGGATCCGATTGCCCTCGCGCTGGTAATGCAACCGCTCGTTGCCATAGACCTCGACCAGCTTGAGGCAATCGGTCGGCAGCTGGAATTGGCGCTCGAAACCGTGCTTGGGCGCATCCTTCAACGCGGGCAGTTTCTCGCGCGCCATGGCGAAGTTCCAGCTGCCATCCTGCAAGGCCGCACGCCGCGATATGTCCCATACTGCCGCCACGGCCCGGCCGAGCACGGTGTTATCCCCCGGCGCCGTCAGCCTGGCGCTGGTTCCCACCGCGATCGCGGCAAGGTTCGCAATGGCGACATAGCTGCTCACGCCGGCCCGCTCGCGCTATCAGGCGACCGGAGGCCAGGGCTCGGACTGGATCTTGTCGGCGATCTTGCCGAGAACGTGGATTGCCTCGGCCTTGCCCATGTTGGTGACGTCCATATTGACGCTGATCGTATCGCTCTGTGCCTCGCTGGATCCGGCCGCCACGGCAACTTCGCCGCGATCGGTGGCGCCGTAGCTGGCGGTGAATTTCGCCTCGAATGCCATGTGCAGCTCCTGCATTGGGCCTGCGCTCGAGGAAGCAGCGCCGACCGGGAAACTTGTAGGAGGGGGAGGCTACGGAGCTCGACGCAGCGCATCCTCCCCCTGCCGCGACCCGCCGGGCTTCCGGCGTTGCCGCTTCAACCGACCTGCGCGGGTCAGCTGATGCCGGTGAATTCCAGCTCGAACGTCAGCGCCACTGCGGCACCGACTGCGGTGGTCAGGAACGTCGCCCAGATCTCCTCGGTCGGATCGTCGCTCGGCGTGTCGTCGAGCGTCGAAGCCTTCGGCCCGAGGCTGGTCGGCGTGTCCACCACGGTCAGCGTCTTGCCATCCACGTACTTGTCGGCCGTATCGGCATCGCCGATATCGATCGTGGTGGTCGACAGGCTGGTGCCGGTGGTCAGCTTGATGCCGGTCAGCTTGGTGCCCGCCGGCCGCTTGCCCAGGTACATGCGATCGCCGGCCGAAAACGCCTGGTCGGTCGGCTTGCTGGCAAGCGTGATCGTGTGGCTCGCGCCGACCTGGCGGCCGTCGGCCTTATCGGCCGGGACGGCGGTGCCATCGGCAACGCCCTGCTGCTGAAGTGCGTAATAGTCTGCCATCTTCTTCGGTCCTTTGTCTGGCTCCCCGTCGCTGGCGGCGGCGGATCGTGGCCGGTTTCGTCCTCAAGCAGCGAAGCGGTAGGACGAGAGAAGGTTGGCGGCGGGACCGTAAAGCCCCGCCGCCTGCGTCAGTTCTTCTTGTTGAGAATGATCCCGCAGGTTCCGTCCTGGCCGCGCGTCGCGCCGCGCGTGGTGCCGGCGAGGTAACCCGTCGAGAAACGCAGCTCGGGGATCTTGCCCACTTCGCTGCGCAGCTTCTGCCAATCGTTCGCGATCAGCCCGCCCTGCACCCAGAACGGGTTTTTGCGGTAGCCACTGCCATCGGTGGCAAGATCGGGGATCGACCCGAGAAACGGGTTGTCCAGCTCCTCGTGGATGAAGTGGAAGCCGAGCATGCGGATGAGGTTGCCGTTCTCGTCGACCTGCGCACCGAAAGCGCGCTGGAAGTCGGTCGAGGTCGCCGGCACTTCATCGAGCAGCGCATCGTTGTCCTCTTCGGTGAGCACCATCCAGCGCTTCATCGTCTTGTCGACGAAGCTCTCGCCGAGGTAGATCTTCGCCTCGCGCAGCTTCTTGGTATTCATCGGCTGCGCACCGCTGGCGCCGCCGGTGGTCGCAGGGATGATGCCGGCGCCGGGGAACGACTTGACCGTGGTACCCTGCTTGCCGGTGATCTGGTCGTTGTAGAAACCCTCGAGCGTGCGCTGCGTGCGCGCGCGCTTGATCGTACCGGCGGCGGCCATGGTGGCCGTACCGGAAAGCGAGATCGCGGTGGCGAGCTGGTCGGCATTGTCCACCAGGTCGGCGTCGTAGAGTTCGTTCGGCTTGGGGATCCAGATGCCGTCGTAATTGCGGTTACCCCATTCGGTCTTGCCGTGGCGATCGGTCGCTTCCTTCGCGGCGGTGTTGCCGACGATATCCTTGACCTTGATCTTTTCAGCGCCGGTTTCGCCGCCAACGATCACGGCGCCGGCCATCTCGATCGGACAGCCCTGCTGCTGCAACGCCATCTCGACGTTGTTCTGAAACTTCACCTGGAAAGAAGCGGGGACGTTCTGGCTCATATTGCCCTCCGTCAAATTGGTTGATGCCAAGATGCGAAGGGCTTGGGGGCGGCATGCCCGGCCTTTCTATCGTTTCACGCCCGCGATCGGCGGCTGCTCCGCAGCTGGACCCGCGGCCGCAAGGGCTTGGGCGGGATTACCCGGAACGAAAAGGGCCCACGTTTGTAAAGCAAACGCGGACCCTCTCTCGCGCCTGGGGCCTGCAAAATCTCGCAGGACCGGCTTTCTGTCAAGCAGGTTTGTAAAGTTTTCCCTTACTAGCCTGCCGCCGCCTTGTCGGCCGCTGCCGCCACCGCCTCGAGCGCGCGGGTATAACGCTGGTTCTCCGCCGAACCAGGCACCATGGCCTTCGCCGCCAGTTCCTTGTCGCCCTTGATCGCGTCGATTTCCTTCTGCGCCTGCTCGGCATTCATGCCGAAGGTCCGCGCATCTCCGCTCACGATCCGGTCTTCGCCGAAATTGGTGCCATACTTCGCCAGCATATCGAGCATCTTGCCCGGCCCGCCGGGCATGCCGCGCAGATATTGCATGTCCCCGCTCGACAGGCCGAGATCCTTGGCAGCCGCATTGACCGCTGCCAGCTTGTCGCCCTTTTCTTCGCCCCAGGATTGCACATGCTTGCCCGCGGCCGCCTGCTGGCCCTTCACCACCTGGTCGGCATCGGCGACCTGCGCCTCGATGATATCCTTGAGCATGCCATCCATTGCCGCCTTCGGCACACCGTACTTGTGCCCCAGCGTGGTCACCTGCTCGGTCAGCGCGGTGTTGAGCTCGATCGGGTTGCCATCGGCATCCTTGGGCTCGGGTATCGCATACCCCTTCGGATCCTCGGGCACGCCGATCGCCTTGTGATAGGCCGCGATATCCTCGGCGCTGGCATCCTCGCCCGGCACCACCACCTTGCCGCCATTGCGGATCGTGTGCTCTGCCGAGCGATAGCTTTTCACCAGGTCGTCGAGCGACTTGATCCCCTTGGATTTCACCCAGTCCAGCGGGCTTGCAGTCTCGCCTTCGGGGGTTTCCGCCGACAGATTGGCATACCATTCGGGATCCTGCCCCTGCTGACCGCCGCCATCGCCGCCGCCCTGGCCTTCGGCGCCGCCTCCCTGGCCGCCATCGCCGCCGGCGCCGCCACCTGCACCGCCATCGCCGCCGCCTTGGCCGCCATCGCCACCGCCCAGGAAATCGGCGGCACCGCCGGCATCGCCGCCGCCTGCACCGCCATCGTCCGCGCCGCCACCAGCGCCACCATCATTCAAGTCCATCGTCGAGCTCCATCAGTTGTTGAACACTGCTTTCGTCCAGGTAGAGATAATCGAGGAGCGCGCGCAAAAGGTCGCGCATTCCCAGGCGATAGGCCATCACCTGCGGATCCTCATGGAATTGCGTCGGCCGGTAATAACCCGCGATCCGCGCCAACTCGGCCAGCACGATTTCGCCGCCGCGGTGGATCTCGCCATCCGGCGCCAGGAACATCCAGCGCAGGATCGGGCCCAGCAGGAACCGCCCCAGCAGTCGCTTTCCGAACCGCTCCGGCATACCGCCGAACAGGCCCTTAACCTCGCGCGACAGCATGATCGAACGGTAGCGGATCCGGTTTTTGTCGCTGACGGCCATTTACACCGCGTCCCCGTAACTGCCCGCCTGCGCCAAGTCCTTGCTCGCGCCGGCGATCTTCTCGAGCTGCTCGGCCTGGGCGGCCATGGCAGCCTGCTCAGCTTCGGCATCCTCGGCCGCCTGCACATCTTCGCGGCTGCGGATATAGCTCGGCCGCACACCGATTTCCTCGGCGCCGCCCAGCAGCATTTCGCCAACATCGACATACTTGCCGGCCGTCGTCTGCTCGAGCGCGGTTACACTCGTCGCATACTCGACGAACCGCATCGACTTCGCAGTGCTTTCCGCGCGCGCCATGGCTGCCAGCGGGTTTTCATAGGCGATCATCGGCCAGTCGCCGGCCTCGCGAACTTCGGCCGGGAACTCCTCGACCTGCTCGGCTGAAAGCATCAGCTCGAGATCGCGCTGGCTCATCGGGTCCTGCTTCTCGGTTTCGTAGCGCGAGGCGAACGGCCGCACCAGGATACCCTGCTTGCTCATCACCTCGAGCACTTCCGTCGTCGTCATGCGCGAATTCGGATCGGTCAGGATCTTGTAGAACTCCTCGAGGAAGCTGACGCGGATAGGATCCTTCTCCTGCTCCATCAGCTCCATCGCGTAGGGGATGCCGTTCTCGCCTCCCGGCATGCGGTGAACCAGCAGGCGGCCGTTTTCATCGACCATGCCCGGCGACAGGCCGCCCGGCTTACTCGCCAGGCGCACTGCCCCGCTGTCGTGGTGGAATGCCAGCGCTGGATCGACTGCCTTGTGCCCTGCGCGCAGCGTGGTGTGCTTCATCGCGTTGAGCGTCTGGATATTCGGCATGACGTCGAACGCGGGCGACCGGCCATAGATCTCGCCGGGGCTGGTCGAATGGCGACTGACCGATACCGGCATGGTGCGGTAACCTTTGCGCCGCACATAGATCTTTTCGTCCATTGCCAAGTAACGGCTCGCAACCGGAAACCGCAGATGATCCAGGCGGTCGCGATCCCACGACGTATTCGGGCACACGACATGCAGGATCTCGAACTTGTCGTTTTCCTTCTTCCTTGCCGGATCCAGCGCATCGCGCATCTTGGGGGTCAGTGCATCTATGCCGAATTCCTGCTCGCACTGGCGCGCGGTCAGCTCGAACTTGCGATGCACCCGATCGACCAGGCCGGCCGCATCAACGTCGATATACACCTCGCGCAGCGGGAGGCAGCGATACCGCATCCCGCGCGGGCCCGCCTCCTGCCAAACGGCACTGGTGCCATACCGGCCCAGCTGGTCCCAATCCTCGTAGCTGGCGATATTGAACCCGGTATGTGCGGCATGGCGGATCGCCTTCATCCGGCGCCCCGCACGATCGCGCCACAGCTGCACGCTGCGCAACTTGTTGAGATCCTCATCGAGGAACCAGGGCTTGATATACTCCTCGCGCTCGGGCGTGGTGATCGCCACCCCGGCGGCGCGGAACTTGTGCAGCGACAGGATATGCTGGCTGTCGAAATTGCGCGCGCCGCGGATCTGGCCCGGCGTGTGATGCGTAAAACCCGCGGTGGCGGGGAAACGCTCGTCGATTTCCTGCCAGCTCGGCTCCCATGCTGCGCGCATCTGCGCCAGCCTCTCCTGATCGCGCAGGTCCTGCTTGGCGAGATTTTCATCCTGGATATTCTCGATCATGCTGCACGCTCCGAAAAATGCGGGTCAGGTTTTCCGGCGGGCGGTGGAGGGAGAGGAGTTTGGGATCGGCCGCCCGCCGGAAATTGGTCAGGATCACGCCAGAACGACGTCATCCTTGAGCTGGTAGGACTGGCCCGCACCGAGCGTCAGCTGGCCGGCCAGTCGCGGAAACCATGCGACCTGTTCGCCATCGGCAAGCAGGGCATAGCCGGCCAGCACCCGCGCGCCGCGCTCATCGGCCGGGCCGCGCACCGTCAAATCATCGACGGAAAGCTGCAACCGGCCGCGGCGGAAGGTGAAGCGATCGCCGCGCACGGCAACCGGGGGAACGCCCACCAGCTCGCTCTTGCCATCGGAAAAGGCCACCTCGACCCGCGCCTCGTCGCACAACAGCGTATAGAGATCGGCGGGCGCCAGCTGGCCCTCGATCGGCCCCAGCTTGCGCGGCTCGAGACTGGCCTCGATTTCCTCGATCTCGGCAATCTTGCGCGTGGTCGCGCCTTTCTGCGCCGCCAGCGATCGCTTGGCCGAATTGCGTTCTGCAGTGACGTCCGCCAGCGCTTTCTGCGCCGCCGCCACCGGATCGAATTTATCCGCGCCGGCTTCCGCTTCGGTAACCAGCTTGAGGCCGACAAGGACGGTTCGCAGCTGATACCGATCGGCGGCGTGCGCCTTCTCGCATTCGTCGCGCTGGGCACGCAGCTCGTCAACCTTCACACCGAGGCCCTCGAGCGATTTCGCGTGCTCGCTTACCAGCTTGTTCGCCTGCTCGAGCTCGGCAGTCGTGGCGTCGAGCTGCGTCTGCAGCTCGTGGGCCTCGCCCTTGTCCGCATCGCCCTTGCCGCCAATCACATCGGCGGCCTGTCTCGATTGTGTCGCTTTTCCGGCCATAACTTGATCCTTTCTCGCTTAGCTGCCCGGCACGAAACGGCCGAACCCACCCGGCCCGCTACCGCCGCCACCGGCGTCGTAATCGGCGCGCGCCCCGCGGCGCTGCGCCAGCTCCCGCTCGCGCGCCGCAACCTCGGCCGCGTCGTCGCGCGTGACCGCCTTGGGCTGGATCACATCGGGCTGCTTTTTCTTCTTGCCGATCAGGCCGAACAGGGCGTTGCCCAACAGACCACCGGCGACCTTTGCCAAGAAACTCATCAGTTCACTCCTGCTAGAACATCGAAATCGCTGTCGAGCGCAACCGGGACATTGCCGCCGATCAGGCTGCGGCCGCCCTCGGTAAGCTCGAGGCCCTTCTCGACCTCGAACGCGCCGTACTGCAGCGCGTCCATGAGGTCCGAATAGCCCTGCACTTTCTTGGGAACGTCGTTGTAAAACCCGTCACCGGCCCCCTTGCCGACGCGCTGGTAATAGTACTTCGTGCGAAAGGCGCGGCGCGTCATGGCGCAGCGCTTGTGGACCTTGAGCGCACGCTCCTCGCCAACCGCGCGGTTCAAATGCTGCCGCACCGCTTTAAGGCGCGGCGCCAGTGCGTTGCGCGGCACGCGTGCCTTGCGCACCCGGTGACCAAGGCCCTTTTGGAAGTCCTGCCGCCAGCTTTTGAAATTGACCGCATCCTCGCCCGCGCCGCCGGCCGGGTCGCAGACGGCATCGCCGATCTCGAAGCCCGAATACTTGTTGACCAGCAGCTCGGCGACTTGCTTGCCCAGTGTCTCGCCGCCCATCTGCACCACATGGATCTCGTCGTCCTCGTCCTCGAACACGGCGGCGATTTCCTCGAGGATCCGCAGCTGGCCCTTGACCAGCTGCGCCACCAGGACGGCCCCCAACAGGCCCTGGTCGGCGAAGATCAGCAGCGGGAAGCCTGCGACCGGCTCGAAATCACCCGAATGCAGTTTGTCGCTGTACTCGGGGAAAACCGACCGGCCGAGCTGTGGCGGGGTAAACCGGCTGCACAGCATCCGGTCGATATACTGGCGGTTGCCGCGCAAATTGGCGAAGGCGTACTGCCGCTCGTAATATCCCTTCGGCAGGTTCGCCAGGTTCTCGGCCGCGGGATTGACCATCCACCCACCGGGAATGTGCTCGCCCTCGAGGATCGCCGGGGGTTGCTCGCAATACTCGACCAGCTTGCGATCGCCCGCCGCACTGCGGATTGCCGCCTCGACCTCCTCCTCGAGCGACTGCTCGACCAGGACCTTGTGCGTCCAGTTTTCATCATCGCAGCCATTCAGCGCCAGCAGGATGAAGGGATCCACCACCAGGTCGGGATCGAGATCGTTGAAACGTCCGACACGGCCGGAGAGGAACGTCAGGATATCGGGATGCGTGCGGTCGGCCTCATCGACCGCGGCCGCGGTACACTCGAGGCCGCGCAGCGCATCCTCCACCGTCTGGTCACCGATCGCGCGCCATTCCAGTTCGACATTGGCGATATCGACTGCCTTGGCATCGGGATCGAGGATATGCCCGTCACGCTTGAGCACCATCGAATACTTGTGAACGCGCGGGCTCGAATGGACGTAATTGCCCACATTGCGGGGCACGACCTTGTGAAAACTGGGGATCGCGTTCCGGTCAAGGTTCGGGTATGTGTCGCGAATGAAGACATATCGTGCCGTGCGGAGCAGCTGACCGTGCGCGTTCATCCGGCCTTTTTGCTTCGCCGCGTGGTGCTGGAACTTGATCGCCATCCCGATCGTCTTGCCCGATCCGACCGGCCCCATCATGCCGAGAATGAACGCGGTCGAGGCCACCATGCGATCGGTCACCGGCCCCATCGGCTTGAGCTCGCGCGCCGGCGGCAGCGGCTCGTTTTCGAGATCGGGCACGTAATCGTCCGCCGGATCGAAATCGGGATGATGATCGAGCAGCTCGGTCATTCGTCGCCGTCCATCCCATCGACTTCGGTAAATTCACCATCTTCCACCGGCGCGCCGAGCACGAACTGGCCCGCGGCTG